TAAAAGCCGATTGGGCCATATTCAAGCCCTATATCAGAACATTCAATAACAAGAGTCTAGAAATTATTCACGGTCCAGTAGTCAGTATGACCGAGTTCACTAAAAAGCGAGCAAAGAGAAAAAGCATCACGCTTGTCAAGCGGATGCCTTAGATTTCTTCTTTAATAGTTTTTATCAAACCCACATAAATACTGTTGCGGATCACGATGTTCCACAAAGATCCAGCCACACTAGCAAATTATTGCATAAATTCCGATAAGCCTATTAAACGTTTCAATAGGATGACCGGGAGAGCGTTAGGATTTGGATTTATTCCTAAGTGACCTAGTCTTCGCTCTCAATATCTTTGTTTGTTTTTTCCTTGCTAGGGTTAATACAGCATTTGAAACTATCTCCGTGAAGGTTATGCCTAACAAGTGTTGGAACTCATGCTGGAATACTCTAGCTTCCATACCTTCTAAATCACGCTCAACGACTTCCCCTAAGGTAGACTGATACTGTACTGTGCAGGAAATTGGGCGCTTTACCTTCAACCATAGTTCAGGGAAGCTAAGACATCCTTCTAGATCAGTGGCTTTTTCTTCTGACAGAGACACAATCATGGGGTTAATACAAACCACCATCTTAGTGAAATTCCCCATAATGAAGATGCGCTTGTCTACCCCTACCTGAGGGGCAGCAAGACCTACACCACCGTTCTCAGTCAATACGCGAACCATGTCCTTTACTAGTTCAGTGGGATCCCCGTCTACAGAAAAATCCCATTCGGTGGATGCTGTATGTAGAATATCGTCATGTTCATCAATTAGCTTTAGCATTTATTATCCTTTCGTTAGTAAATTCATATGCACAACTACTAAATGTGAGTAAGCTAGACTATGACTTTTTTTAAACACATAACCTGTAGGATCTTTGTCCCACACTGTTTCGTTGATTTCTTTCCAAGTCTTTCCTATCAGATGCCTCTTGGCTGGTCTAATGACTGCTAGAAACATCGCAAGTCTGGTAATCGAGTCGATTGGTTCTGGCATCTTACGAATTGAATCAAACTGACTTCCCAAGTGAATCAACTGTTCAACAAACTTACGATCTTTTAACTTAGACCAGTCAGGTTCTTTCATCAACTCATAAAGATGTTCTTCATCCCTTACTGAATTATAAATGTAGACATTAAGCAAGTCGAGTTTAAAATAACCACGCTCATCTGCTTCCGCATAATCCAGTGAACACATGTCGTATTCGGGATCATATGGTATTTCTGTGATATAGACTCCGCTAGGATGTCTGCGAATAGGATCAACCTTTCGCATAGCAGCATGGACATGGGTAATATGCGATAACAGTTTATCGCGGTCTCCCAAATCGATGTCAATGTCCGAATCTATTCTCATTCAAATCCACTTCAATAAGAAGATAACATACAATTTTTCGTCAACAATCTCATACTTATCGGTGATCTTTTCATCGATAATATGAATTTTAAGACCGTAGTTCTCTTCCACATACTTGCTAAATTCAATGAGGTTCAGTTGGTCAACTGATGTAGGTAATGTTTCTAGAAACTCTTGCCGAATTTGTTTTAATGCTTCCCAAAAGTCCCATCGATTTTTGCGATACTCGATGTCGGGATCCTCTGGGTCATAGTCTTCAAAATGACCCAACCTACCCATTGAAACTTTCATCGAGTAACCAATCCAGCCTTCATTAGCTTCTGATACGCCTTCTGCACAACAATAGCCTGACGCTCAGCATCCTCTACAGCCTTGTGAGTAGTAGTGTGTCCACCGTCGGATAATTTTACACCCGCGATTTCAAATAATGTTCTAGTGTCTCTCACCGTATAGAAAGGCCATGGGATAGGATTAGGATATGAAAGAGTCTGTCTCATTCCCGATTCAATAGCAACCACATCGAATGGGGCTCCATGACTCCAAACAGCACGGCGATTCCAACCGAACTTGTAAAGAATCTCCATGCATTCTGCGAATGGTATGCGATCATTGTCGCCCATTGCTTCTTCGATTGCAGCAGGATTCTGCTTTGCCCACCAGTCAATAGTAGCATCATTTATAACACGATTATACTTTTCTGTTTGGTCTTCAATCGTCGGACGAAGTTCTAACTTTTCTGCGATACCAGTACCCTTCGGGTCAAACCGAACGACACCAATAGTAAGTATCACACAATTAGGACTTGTGTCTAATGTTTCCAAATCAACCATTAAATCATTTGCCATATTATTCTTTCCACATCCTATACATTGTTATTAATCGTGAAGACCAAATCGTAATCTCTACGTTTCGCATGTTACCACTGAAGTCCCATCCATCACCTCGGGTACCAAAATTTCTTCTACACCATTTGATCATCTCTGTTGACTCTGTGATGTTATTTGCTTTTACATGAAAGTGCTGAGCAGCAGTGTCTTTAGGATTCCGCGCAGGTGGTAGATCAACATACTCAATACACTCAATCTCTGATGAACTCAAAATCGGCTTATCACTGTATGGTAAATGCATAGCTTAAAATCCCCCTTCTTGCAATAGTGCTTTCACTTGCGGAATTATTGAACTATTACGCTTAAACTTAATAGCCCATTGCTCTGGGTTAATGTAGTCAAGAATCATCTTTTGCTGCGATTCATCAAGGTCTTCCAATAATTTGATCCCGCTTTCGCTGTGATACAACATCCAAGGTGAAATCCTGCCTGTCGTGAGGACATGACATATCTTGTTTCTGTTGCCATAGCGCAATGTGTCTTTGCTTTCTATCCCCGCGTCCTTAGCAAGTTCGATTGCAGTTTCAATGCTACGAGAGATTGCATCCATTGGATCTTCTGCCTTGAGATACTCAATGATAAACTTGGTGTAGTTTACATCACTTGTCCAACTATCTATCTTAATACTGTTTTTGAGAAGCCACTCTGCGTATCTAGGAACACTGATACACCGTACCCCTACACAGTAATGACCGAACTTCACAAAAGCTAGATAATAGGCAGACTTAGTGAAGTCTACATAAGTTTTAGGCTTCTTGGAAGTTGTATTCTTTTTATAAAATTCTATCCAAGATTGAAAACCGATTCGATTTCCAGGAAAATCCCTGTCTTGCCATCGTCGCTTACTCTCGCATAGATGATTCATCATTGTCTGTTCTTTTTGAAAAGACCTAAGACAAAATTCACAACTGAATTCTGACTTAGTTTCCGTAATCTTCTTCAGTTTTGTTGATGTCTTCATCTGTAATGAGGTCGCTTAATAGTTCAATATCTTCAAATTTCATACTAGGGTACTTGTCAGCAAGATACTTCCTTCTTGCGTGATTGTCAATGTAGGTTTCACTCACTAGAGACAAGTCACTGTCGTTGCACTTAGGATAAATCTTCTTGAAGTACTCTTTAATTTCTTTCTTTGCCGGGCTTTCTAGGAGGAAACTAACCTTGTCTCTGATTTTAGGAATATACTGATGGAATTGTTTTCCGACTCCCGGGCTTGCAGCACAGAGCATTAGCCATTGCAGTTTGGCGTGATCATGCTCCTTACTAGCAATCATGTAATCTAGTAAGTATTTGTTTGCATGGTATTCCACACTTTGCAAATAATAAGACTGTATTTCTTTACTACCCTTTACTGCGCTGGCCCATTGAACCAACATAAAGGGTACAATCTTCTTTTTCTGTTCAGCAGAAAGCCTATCAAAATATGCATAGTCTTTCTTATCAATAGCCGCAAGAGTTTCAAAGAGGTCAATGTCTTGATCTTCTAGTTTCTCATCTACTGCGACTTGTGCTTTCTTTGCCATTAGCGTGACAACGATTCCATAGTAATGATATGAGCAAGTGCATCACCTAGATCTTCGCCTTGATTGATGATCGTCAACTTAGGACCATCTGAATCATGGTGTCGCTCGTATAGCTGGTGTTCTACTACAAATCCACCCGATGCAGGATAAATAGTGAATTGAACAGACGAACGACCGGAAATGCTAGTGTTTGATTTTAAAATCTCTTTTGAGGAATCTGTATCAACACAATGCCTGTTTTCCCAAGCTTCTAACACCTTACGAGTGAACCAACGATTAAACCATTTCATTCTAGACCTTCCCCTGCTATGATTAACTCAAAACTTTCACCCTTGCCAGTAGTAGACAAATGTCCCAATTCTTCTAGATATAGACTATTGTATGCTAATCCTGTTACTAGTTCCCAACCCTCAACGTCGGTGGTTACGATTTCTAACTTAGTAGGGTCAAATAAATCAGCTTCAATTTCATAAGTCCCGAAGTGACCCTTTTCAAAGCTTTGTCCCACAAACACCGCTGTTCCTTTTGGCTGGTCAACGATGTAATAGTCAGCGACCTGATTAAGTGTGGCTCCAAGTTCTAAGAACTGTTCAATAGCCAATGCTTCATGAATGATGTTTCCGTTCTCGTCTATTACGCTAATGTAAACGTCTTCAGTAGATGGACCGTATTCATGTGCAATGTTATCGCATTCGTACCAGTTACCTGGATCAAATGGTTGAATACTTTCTAGTGCTGCTTCTAGCTGATCATTCTCTTCCAAAAAGTCCGAGTTAATTGCATAATCGGCAATGTCAATATCGTTTTCATATACAAAATCATAGAACTCCTTTTGAATAGTTCCTATGACTACTTCTCCACCGCGTCCACCGACTTCAATTGTAAATTTCATAATTACCTCTCAATATGCTTGACTATAATCCACGACTTCGCAATTTCTACTAATCTCTTTGACAAAGTAAATGCACCTCGGGTTAGGACCATCGTCGATAGGGACTGCTAGCAATTGCCCATTACGTAATCTAGGAGCATACCATGTAACATCAGGATAAATGTCTATAATTTCGACTGGCAAGAAAGTAGGGGAAAATGAATTCAATGGATTGTACTGAAATGCATGGAATCCCCTATCGTTAAGACTAGACAATGGGAGCGTTTCTAGATCACCATGATCTTCTTCGCCTATAAGTATTTGCCAATCGACTGGCATCTTGATATTTTTATCTCCGACCTTAAGAACAAGAGCCGGAGCGTTAAACGACTCTAAGAAGATTAGAGGAATAAAATGATAGTCTACATTTGATGGTGTTGAGTTGTCCAAAATAGCAAACCTCAAATCGTCGATCTCTTCCGGTAGAGTCTCTAAGTTATAAGAGGTGCCTTCATTCAGTGTTAAAATTCTCATTCTA